ATTATCTAATTAATTAAAAAAAGTATATAAACTTATGGCAATAGTGGGATACGACCTCAAATTCGGAAGAACAGAGGCTTGTAAATCGAATGTAGGTGGCTTACGTAATATGTATGTTGCTAACTTTTCAGCAGGAATGTACGATGAGTTTTTGGAGGCAGATAAAGATTTAGACTTAATAAGTGCTTTAGTTACACCAATCGATGTGTATAAATTTGAGTTACGAGGTGAGAATAATACTTTTGATGAATCTAACGAAATCTCTCGTGATAACGGAACGTCCTTTTGGACACAAACAGCGAACATCGTTGTTAAAAAACAAGATAACTTAACTCAAGTGCAGTTAAAATTGTTATCTTATGGTAGACCACATATAATTCTTGAAGATTATATGGGTAACTTTAGAATACTAGGAGCGCAAAACGGATGTGAAGTATCTGTTTCAAGTTCTACGGGTGGTGCAATGGGTGACTTAAACGGTTACACAATGGCTATCGAAGGTAAAGAATTAAGTATGGCTTACTTTGTAGACCCTGATATAGTTGTTGCAGGAGCATTAACAGGATATGATGTGCAAACAGCAGAATTATCTGATGGAGTTTTAGCACCTTAATACTTAGTAGTATTAAAATGTTTAATAATATGGAGGCTACACTTAAAATGGTAGCCTCTTTTTTATTATATAAAACAAATATGGCTTTTTTTGTTATTATATTATGACAATATTCGATTACGACAATCTACCTACAATAAGTATTCCCTATATCCTAAGAGATGTAGAGAATCCTGCTATTGGTGCGTGGGTTACTAACCAAGAAACTAAGGAGAAATTCTTTTGTGATGCAGTAACTCTACCTACTTCTGTTTTCTATGATGGCTATTTTACTATTGATATAACAGATTTAGTTGCTAATGTAAATGTAAACACAACATTATTGGTATCAGCTATTGATTCTAATAACCTACCAATTTATAGAGATATAGTTGTATTTAGTAATAGGCTAGATACGGATTCTGATTACGAACAAAATGACAACTCTGGCGAATATGCCTTTGTATAATTATGGAAGATAAAAAACCACAAACAGGAATAAGAGTATCTAAGTATAACTTATCAGGGTACGAAAAACCTACCGTTAAAGAAGAGTACAATAAGAGTTGGATGAACTTTGGCGATAACAATGATTACTTTGATAAGATTATAGAACGATACTTAGGCTCACCTACAAATTCAAGATGTGTTAATGGTATTACCGATATGATATTCGGTAGAGGTCTTGACGCATTAGATTCTTTGGATAAACCTAAAGAGTATCTTGAGATGAAACGTTTGCTACATAAACGACACGTAAAGAAGGTTTGTTCAGATTATAAGCTATTAGGTCAAGCAGCTATTCAAGTTACTTACAACAAGGCAAGAAATAAGGTACTTAAAGTATCTCACTTCCCTATGGAGTGTTTACGAGCAGAGAAAGCAGATACAAAAGGATTTATTAGAGCATACTACTATCACCCATCTTGGAAGGATATTAAAACTACTGATAAGCCTAAACGCATACCATCATTCGGTAATGGTTCTAATAAAGAACTTAATGAGATATATGTAGTTAAGCCTTACAGAAGTGGTTTCTATTATTATGCACCTGTTGACTATCACGGATGTTTACAGTATTGTTCACTAGAAGAAGAGGTATCGAATTATCATATTAACAATATACAGAACGGACTACAACCATCTTTATTAATTAACTTTAATAATGGAGTACCTAGTGAAGAAACTCAAGATGCTATTGAGAGAAAGATATACCAAAAGTTTAGCGGTTCAAGTAATGCAGGTAAGTTTATCATTGCATTTAACGAATCACAAGAAACTAAAGCAGACTTAGAGCCTATACACTTACCAGATGCTCACGCTCAATACCAATTTATGAGTGATGAAGCAAGAGAGAAGATAATGTTAGGACACGGTGTTACATCTCCAATATTATTAGGTATTAAAGATAACACAGGGTTTGGTAATAATGCAGAAGAATTACGTACAGCATCAGTATTAATGGATAATGTTATTATTAGACCATTACAAGATGAGATACTACACGCATTTGAAGAAATACTTTCAATTAATAATATTATATTAGATTTATATTTCACTACACTTCAACCTATCGAGTTTACAGAGTTAGATAATATCTCTACTAAGATTAAAAGAGAAGAAGAAACGGGTGAAAAACTATCATCTGACAAGATTGAGTTAACCGATAGTGAAGAGGATGACCTTATGAGCCAATTAGAGGCTCTTGGAGAGACTATCTCTGATGGTTGGGAGCTAATACATTCCGAAGAGGTAAAAGACTCGGAAAAGGACTTTAAAATCGATTCTCTAGCAGAGGCTAATCCTAAGAAAAAGAGTGGTCAAGATAACGGAGTATATAAAGTAAGATACGCATATAGTCCTGTAAGAAATTCTAGTGATAGCAGAAAGTTCTGTAAGCATATGGAAAACTACACATCTAACAATATTGTATTTCGTAAAGAAGATATTAATATGATGTCTTTTAGAGGTGTAAACAAGGAGTTAGGTCATAAAGGCAGAAACTATAGTTTGATAAAATATAAGGGCGGAAAAAATTGTCATCATTTTTGGGAGTTAAGAGTTTATAAAAAGATAGGAGGAAAGCAAATCACTCCCAAAGATGATTTCATCGAGCCAATTAACCCATCAGAGATTGATGAGAGAATGATTGATAGACCAGATAAAGGAGCATATAGAAGTAAATAGTTATGGCGAAAAAAGCATTATTTATATCGGTAGGAGAGTTAAAGAAGAAATCAATAATTGATGGTAACGTTGATAGTGATAAGATTCTTCAATTCGTAGAAGTGGCACAGGACACACATATCCAAAACTACTTAGGCAGTAATCTGTACAGAAAACTACAAGAACTAATATTACTAGGTACTATTGGTGATGTAGCTAATGAAGATTACAAGACTTTGTTGGATGATTATGTTAAGCCTATGTTAATATGGTACTCACAATCTACGTATCTTCCATTTAGTTTATTCCAAGTAAAGAATGGTGGTATTCACAAACACACATCTGAAAATGGTGATGTAGTTAGTAAGGATGAACTAGATTACATTATACAACGTACAAGAGATAACGCAGAATTTTATACTAAGAGGTTTTTAGATTTTATTTGTGCGAACTCTACATTATATCCTGAGTATATAAATAATGATGATGGCGATATGTATCCAGATAAGGATGCTAATTATACGGGAGGATGGTTATTATGAGTGAAAATATGTACAAACCTAAAGAAGAAAATGTCGAGAAACTTAAAGAATATTTGAGTAAGAAAGACCGAAACAGTAACACTATCTTTGTGATAAAAAAAGAGGAATAAATATGTACCTATTACAAGTTGGAGATATAAAAGAACTGTTATAAACAGAAACCGTAGGAGTAATAGGATTATTAATTGCAGTATGTGGTTTGTTGATTTGGGATAAAGTAAGGGAGCAAGACAGATATAAAGATTTATCTACAAAATATGAACACGAGCAAGAAGAGAATAAAAAGTTATTAATTGATTTGGTTACTAAGAGTATTCTAGCAACAGAAAAGAACACTCAAGCCATAGACGCTATAAGAGATGCAATACATAGAAAGTAAGGAAGATTACCGATTAGAGTTGATGCGAGCAATAGAGGCATCATACAGTAGGTTTTCTAGGGCAGTAGATAGACACATTAATAATAGTGCAAAACCTATCAATGCGGAAGATTTAGATGCTTTTCCTTTACGTAAATGGATTGCTTTAGGTACTGGTATTAGTGCTATGAGAAGAAAGAATCGGTTTAAATCTTATCTATCTTTTGATATTAAGATGAAGAAAGGCTCGGAGTTTGCTGAACACTTTCACGATGATATTATAGAAAGCACAGAGGTTCTTGAAGGAGAGATGGTAGATACCTCATCAGGTGTTGTTTATAAAATTGGTGATGTTGCTAATTGGGAAACAGGAATAAAACATACACCCGTAGCAACTAAAACAACAATATTACACGTACTATTTAAAAAAGGAAAGTAATGAAAGAAGAAAAGAAAGAAACGACTGATGAGATGGTATCGTTGAAGGTAAGAACTTTTATTGGTTTAATTATTTCTATTATCACCATTACTAATTCTTTTACGCTTATATACCAAAAGATACATCGTAACGCAGAAACTCAAGAGTACAATAAAGAAAGAAGTGATAGAGTAGCTGACAGAAAGAAACAAGAGGCTATTGCTTATTACAAAATGGAATCATTAAAACTAGAATTAAAACATTGTGTAGATGCAAATAACTAGAAATTTTAGTCTATCAGAATTTAAGTGCAAGTGCGGTTGTGATATGCCTGACGATGTTTTAGCTAATATAAAGAAGTTAGCAGAAGAATTACAGATAGTGAGAGATTATGTTCACGAGCCTATAAACATTAATAGTGCGTATAGATGTAAGAAACATAATAGCAGTATAGGTTCTAAAGATACAAGTCAACACGTTTTAGGCAAAGCAGCAGACATAACAATAAAGCATTTTACTCCTGACGAAGTTTTTGATGTAATACAAAACCTAAGAAGAAACCCAATGATTAAAGGTGTTAAGTTTCAAGGAATAGGTCGTTATAATACGTTTACACACGTAGATTTAAGAAAATATTATAGTACTTGGGATTACAGATTATAGGAATGTTTAATATATAGCGTATGAAGATTAACAGAGATAATTTGATTGATGTTTTAGGGTATTATATGATGGATAATGATTTTGATTACGTTCAATTACGAGCATCAATAGGTGTAGATGGTGAAATGAGAATAAGTATTTTTGAAGATATAGAGGATGAGTGATAAAAAGAAAAAGAATGGTGGCGAAGGTACTGGGGTTGGCAATCTATTAAGAAAGATGGCTAAAGCAGGTAAGAGTATCTCTAAGCCTATATTAGAAGCAGCTAGTGCTATAACAGGTATTGAAAGTTTAAAGGACTTAGGTAACTTAATAATGGATTCTAAGGAACTTTCAGAGGCTGATAAGCAAATGCTGATTGAAGAGTTGCGACAAGACACTATCGAAATGCAAGAGGTTACTAAAAGATGGTCTGCTGATATGATGTCTGATTCTTGGTTAAGTAAGAATATAAGACCTCTAAGCCTTGCTTTTTTAACAGCAACCCTATTTGTTTACATCATACTAGATAGTTCATTAGAAGGCTTCTCAATAGCTAACAGTTGGATAGATTTACTATCTTCCTTATTGCTTTTAGTTTATGGTGGATATTTTGGTA